GCATCTGGCAATCCGCGTAAGATTGCATGGTCCGATCTTGAAGACAACACAGTCTGGACGCCAGCATCCACGAACCTTGCTGGCAGCCTTGAGTTGCAGACGGGTGGCAAAATTATCACAGCCAAGCGTGTTCGCGGTCAAGTTCTCGTTCTTACGGACATTGACGCGCACGTTGTATCCTATGTCGGCCAGCCATTTGTATATACATCTGAGTTTGCGGGTCGTGCGTGCGGCCTTGCTGGGCCGAATGCGATTGCTGTTCAGGACAACTTCGCGGTCTGGATGGGTTCGCGTGGCTTCTATATGTACGACGGCTACGTCAAATCTGTGCCGTGCGAAGTGTCGGACTATGTATTCTCTGACATCAACCAAGCGCAGATCAGCAAGGCTTACGCCGTCAACAACTCACAGTTTGATGAGGTGTGGTTCTTCTATCCGTCCGAGTCAAGCCAAGAGAACAACCGCTATGTAATCTGGAACTACGCCCAGAACAACTGGTCGATTGGCTCGTTGGGCCGTTCAGCCGGTATTGACCGTGGCGTGTTCGCCAACCCGTTGATGGTGTCCGATGACGGCTTTATCTACGATCACGAGATCGGGATGAACCACGGGACGGAAAGCGTGTTCGCCGAGACAGGGCCAGTGCAGATTGGACAAGGCGACAACATCCTGTATATCAACGAGATGATCCCAGACGAACGCAACCAAGGCGAAGTCACTGCGACCTTCTCTTCTCGCTATTATCCAAATGGCGACAAGCAAACCTACGGCCCCTATACCCTGACGAACCCTACATCTGTCCGCTTCAACGGCCGACAAATACAGATGAAGGTAACGGCCACCAGCAACACTGATTGGCGGGTTGGTACGCAGCGGCTTAATGCTATACCGGGTGGGCGTCGATGAAACTAAAACTGCCCCCACCCCCTGCGCAATACGATCCACTATATGAGGCGCAGCGTAACCGCCTTATTGAGCAGGCGATGAATATGAAGTATACGATGGGCGAAGATGTGTTTATTCACCCGCCAGCTAAATTGATTTTGGTAGATGAGGACGGCCATCACGTCGAGATTTATGTTTCACATTCTGAACAAGTCAGAGCGCGGCATGTCTAATGGGCTGTCAATCTATTTTGTTTTGTGTTAATAACGAAGGATTAGGCGGCCAAACCGCACGGGGAATATAATGGCGACTACAACAACCACTGCACAGCAACTCAATCCTTTCATTCAGGATATTCTGGCGCGTAACTATGGAGCCGCACAGCAAGTCGCGGCTATCCCGTATCAGGCGTATCAGGGGCCACGCGTTGCGGGCTTCCGTCCAGCCGAAGAGCAGGCGTTCCAGACGGCAATCGGGGCTGCGACCCAGCAAGTTGGGATGCCGCAACTTCAGCAAGCCACCCAAGTTGCAGAGCGCGCAGCCGGATATACTCCGCAGCAGTTTCAGCAAGATGTCTCCGGCTTCATGTCGCCGTTCCAGACCAACGTCATCGACGCCACGATGGCTCGACTGGCACAGAACCGCGCCGAGCGTGACGCTGCTACCAAGGCTCAGCTTGCTTCTTCGCGGGCATTCGGCAACGAACGTCGTGGCGTATATGAGGCGCAGCTTGCGGCTGAGCAAGACTTGAACACGGCTCAGACTTTGGCTGATCTCTACAATCGTGGATACACGCAAGCAGCCGGAATGGCGCAGAACCTTCCAGCACAGCAGCTTGCGGGTGCAGCCGCTCTGTCTGGCTACGGCCAACAGGCGCTTGGCAATCAGCAGACTTATGCGGCAATGCTTCAAGGTGCGGGCCAAGCACAGCGCGGCATGGCTCAGCAGAACCTCGATCTGGCTTACAAGGACTTCCTCGAACAGCGCGGCTTCCCGCAGCAGCAGCTTCAAACACTGCTCATGGGATCGCAAGGTCTTCCGTCTCCAATGACGCAGACGACAACTCAGCCGGGGCAGGGTGCCCTCGGAACGGCCGGTGATATCGCAGGTGTGATTGCTGGTCTTAAAACCCTTGGTATTTTTAAGTAAGGCGTAGATAATGGCATTTAATCCGCTCGGTCTTTTTGGTCAAAACCCTGTGCCCTCCGCCACGCCGCTTACTGACGCCGAGAAGTTGGCGCAGGTTATGGGCGGCAACTTGAGCGGTACGCTCACTGGGGCCGACAAACTTATGGGTCTTAGTGCGCTCCTTAAATCAGTGGCACGGGGAAGTCAGACAACGCCGCAACAAGCGATAGCGCAGCTTCAGCAGCAGAAATCCGCTGAACTTCAGAACCGCATTACTATAGATCAGGCGCGTAAGCAGGCGGAGCGTGCGGCTCTGATGAAGGCCCAGAAAGATCAAATTATCTCGACACTTCCTGCGGAAATGCAAGCGGAAGCCCGTTTAATTCCCGACGACGTATTTTTTGCGTCTTACGGTAAGAAATTTGAGAGATTTATTGCACCGGAGACTTACGCTCCAACCGAAGAAATGAAAAACGCTGCGGCTATGTTCCCAGTAGGAAGCCCCGCGTATAGAGCGTATCTTGACGCTCTTAGCGGCACTGGTAAGACTATTGCTACTCCGCAAGGTCTTGTACAAATTCCCGGCGTACCCATCGAACGAAAAACTGTTGTAAAAGATGGTAAGCCGATGACTGTCGTCGTTATTAACGGCAAAGTATTCGAACAATAAGGAACACGAAATGGCAACCGGCGATCAAATTACTGACCCTGAAATCCTTCGTCAGCTAAACATGGGCGGCGCTCGGCCTGCTGGGCCGCGTGTGGTATTGCCAGCTACGACAGGCCCCCTAAAGCCGCTTGAAACGCCGGGCGGTAAGGCTGCGGCAGCACAGGCTGAAGCACCCGTTCCTACTCAGCAAATTTACCAAGATTTGACCGCTGCAAGATCGCAAGTACGCAGCGTCGAAAAGCAACTTAACCGCGTAGAACAGATCTATAATCGTTCGCTGAAGGGTGTTGAGCCTTGGCGGGTAGTGCGGGAATATTTCCCAAGCATAGCCCCCACGTCGTCTGTTAGTAAAGATGTAGGCCGGTTTAATACTGCGGCAAGTCAATTGTACTCTCTTGCGTCACAGATCACTCGTGTTCCGGGTGAAGGTTCGCAAGACAGGGCTGAATTTCAGCAGAAGTTGGACGCCTTTAAGCCAAGTTCTAGCGATAGCGACTCAAAAATTGAAGAAAAAATGAGTGGGATTCGTTCTTTAATGAATGAGCGCGGTGCGTTTCTCGATGCTCGTATTTCTGAAGTACGTCCGGGTAAGTCCCCAGCCATGCGCGCCGCGCAGGCTGCTGTTCTCCCCAAACCTACAAAGACTCTTACATACGATGCTAAGGGGAACCGAATCAAATGAGCATTAAAGCCGTATCGGCAGATGGGGTAGCCCACGAGTTTCCAGATGGAACGCCGCAAGAAGTTATCGACGCGGCTATGAAGTCGTATGCTCTTTCTAGGCCGGTAGCGGAACGGCCACCGGCTCCCGGTGCTTTGGGCACAATTGCTGATATTGTTGAAGGACTTTATCTCGGCGCTAGGCAGCCTTTGGATACGGCGGCTATGCGGCTCGAACAAGCATTCCCTTCAGTAAGTCGTTTTGGTGAAAACTTAGGATTTGCTCCGTCTGCGGCCGATATATTAGCCCAGCAGAACATTCTGCGCGCACAAAGCCCTGCCAAGATATCACAAATCGTTGGCAATGTAGCTGGCGTAACTCCTTTTCTTGTAGCCGGAGGCGGCTCTGTGGCTCCCGCTACTTTTGGTGGGTCTGCGGTATCGGGCGGCGCAACTAGTGCGCTTCTTTCGCAAGCACAGACGCCTACCGAGTTTGCGGGAGAAACTGCTACCGGCGCGGGGCTTGGCGTTGTAGGGAAGGGTGTTGGCGATTTTGTTGGAAGCACTATCGCCCCGACGGTATCTGAAGGTATCCGCACGCTTTCTGATCTCGGCGTTCGTCTTACGCCGGGTGCTATTCTTGGAGCCACCGATACTGCGGTTGGCCGAGCCGCAAATATGGCGGAAACTGCCCTTACTTCTATTCCCGGTCTTGGCGCGCTTATCAGCCAAGCCCGTGGTACGGTTCCAGAAGATTTTGAAAAGGCGGCAGTGACTAAACTTGCCGATTTCATTAATGTAGACCTTCCCAGCAACCTATCGGGAGATAGGGCCGTCAGTTGGGTTAAGAAGAGTATTTCTGATAAGTTTAACAACCTTGTGCCAAATCTAGATATGACGCTGCCGGGTAACTGGCAGAATGATGCTCTTGATATTTTTAGTAATTTGAATGTCCCAGCCAGCCGTAAGGGTTTGCTGGACGATTTCCTGTCTACGGTAACGCAAAACGTAGAGGCAGTAGCCGATAATATGGGCCGTATCTCTGGCCGTAATTTACAGAACGCACTTAGCGGCCTTTCAGATACCGCTCGTACTTTTATGAAGTCTAGCGATGGGTTTGAACGTCGTGTCGGTTCAGGTTTGGCGCAGGTCCGTAGTTGGATGCTCGACACTTTAGCCGAACAAAATCCGGCTCAGGCGGAGGAACTTCTCCGTCTTAATAAAGCGTGGAACGCTCAAACAGTTCTGGATAAAGCTGTTGGATACGCCGATAATACGGTTAGCGCTACAAGTCTTACCCGCGCAGTTAAGTCCCTTGGTGGTGGCAAAATAGGCGGGTTCTACGAAGACCTTGCACGGGCCGGTATGGAATTGCCCAAGGGCCTCGCCGAAAGCGGCACCTTTACTCGTGCAGCTACCGCGCAATTACTGGGCCTTGCTGGTACGGGGGCCGGTGGGGTGTATTTGGCGCAGCAAGAAGGCGCTGTTCCGTATGAATTGCCGGTATCTACGTTGGCCACACTGGCCGCGTTGTATACCCCGCAAGGACGGCAGAGTTTGCAATACCTTATGACTCGTGAAGCAGGCCCCGCAGCGCAGCAATTGGCTAATATGGCTCGGATTGGTCTGAGTCCGGCAACTGCTGCGGCTGCCGCTACAGAACCTGTGATTAAACCTCCGCTCCAGCCGTCAAGTGATATGCTTCAAAGATTTCGTGATGAAGCGCCAAAGGGAGAGGTCTTGATAGACGTACAGTCTGATGAGATGGGTGGCTTTGCACCTATCTACGGTGAAAAGCGATCTTTTGGTAAGGGAATTTGAGGTATTTATGCCAAAAAGCTATACCAATTATGTAGATGAGATGGCCGACAAGTACGGCGTTCCGCGCTCGCATGTTCGTGCCATATACGAGAATGAAACCGCCAGCGGTAAAAATGTTCGTTCTTCCTCGGCGGGGGCGCAGGGTCATATGCAGCTTATGCCCGGCACTGCGAAAGAGATGGGCGTTGCCGATATAGCTGATCCGTATCAGAATATCGAAGGCGGTGTTAAATACTATGCAAAGATGCTGAAGAAGTTTGGTGATCCCGTGGTCGCCGCCGCTGCATATAACGCCGGTCCCGGAAATGTTCGCAAGTACGGCGGCGTACCACCCTTTGCCGAAACAAAGAATTATGTCCGTAAATTCGTAAAACTTGTTGGCGCGCAAGACCTCATGGGTGAACCGAATACAGAGGTAGTTATGTCTCCGAAGAAAGAGACGACGACTAAAGTCGCTATGGCTGCCGCTCCGGTTTCACTAGCCCCGCAGGCTTCGCCAGAAGATGTCGCCTCACAGTTTTCCGCTATTATGGCAACTCTCGGCAAAGGCGCAAAGAAAACTAAGCGCGATAAGTTGATCGGGCTTCTTTCGGGGATTTAGTAATGGCCAAGAAGAGTGGTGCTAAGGACATGTCATGGCGGCCGCAGCCAAAGTCAAAGCGTCGCCACAAACCCGACGGGCTTCGCCATCGTAAGAAACTAGGACCCAGAAGCCACTTGCGGTAACCCCATAAATATCGTATGCTGCTTTACAGGAGGCAGTATATGGAACAATGGAAGTTGCATCCAACGCTACCGGGCGTCTGGGTATCTACAATCGGAAATGTTAAAAGAGAAATAAATAAGGCGCACCCTGAGCGCGGTAAACCGTGGCATTATTTCAAGCCACATGTGGCCGTGGACAAAACGGGGTACGCAGTTTTGCGCGTATCTATTCGCAGAAAGAACCATACCGTGGCTCGGTTGGTTGCGCAAACTTTTCTGGGCCTAGAGCCAAATCAAGTTGTTCGTCATAAAAACAACAACTCGCAAGACAATCAGGTAACCAACCTAGACATCGGGAGCCAACGGGAAAACATAGCGGACAAAGCCGCACACGGAACATGGCAGGGCGGAGACAGGCATCCGTGTGCTAAGTATTCAGACGAACTAATTGCGGCGATACAGTCCGATCTCGAAGTGACTGGGAAGAAAAGAGGGGTGGCTAAATCTCTCGCGTTAAAGTATGACATCCCTGTGCATGTCATCCGTGACGTGTCCTATGGAAGAAGAAAAACTTTTTCCCAAAGATTAAAGGAAGCCAAGTGCGGATACTTGGATGCGACGTTGGAGCGTTCGGAGCAGTAGCTATTCTGGATACGGATAGCCGAGAACTTGTCGTCATTGACATGCCTACTCTTAAAGTCAAACGCGGGCCGCGTGTTGTCAATCAGGTTGACGCGCACATGCTGGCCGATGCGCTCCGCCCGCATGTAGACAGCGATACCAAGGCCCTCATCGAGAAAGTTTCCGCTATGCCGGGAAACGGGGTTGCTTCCATGTTCAGTTTTGGCAGAGCGGCGGGTATCGTCGAAGGCGTGCTTGCTGGACTGTCTGTACCTTTTCAGTTGATACCGCCTGCGACTTGGATTAAGTCTATGCGCACGTTCGGAGGGAAGGACGGTAGTCGGCAGCGGGCGCAAGAGTTGTTCCCGGATTACGCCCATCTCTTCGCACGGAAAAAGGACGACGGCCGGGCCGAAGCTGCGCTTCTTGCCTGCTACGCCGCTGAGAGGGAAGACGATGAACCACCTATTCGATTACCAAAAAGTCGGCGCAGACTTTCTCTGTAAGAACCCAGCCGCATTCCTTGCCGATGAGCAGGGCCTTGGAAAAACACTTCAAGTTATCGCAGCCTGTGATACACTCGGCCTGACAAAGATCGTCGTGATCTGCCCGGCCATCGCCAAGATTAACTGGCGTCGTGAGTTCGAGCGATGGGGAACCGTCGAGCGCGAAGTCAAGGTGTTCAGCTACGACAAGATTACTCAGTCGAAGGAGGTCCGCAATGAAATCGCAAAGTTTGAGCCAGACGTTCTCGTCTTGGATGAGGCTCATTATCTCAAGAACCGTACTGCTAAGCGCACAAAGTATCTATATGGTCAGTATTGTCGCGGTGATGGCCTTGTTAAGTTTGCTGATCGTGTTTGGCTCCTTAGCGGTACTCCCATCCCTAATAATGTCAGCGATTTCTGGACCCATCTTAAAGCGATTTGGCAGTACCCACTGAACTTCGCCGAATACACAACGTATTTCTGCAAGACTTGGAGCGGACAGTTCGGCCTTCAAATCCTCGGCAACAAGACCGAACGCATGGCTGAGTTCAAGACCGTGCTGAAAGCAATCATGCTGCGCCGTAAAGGCGAGGTTGTGCTGAAAGATTTGCCGCCGATCTGGTGGCAGGATGCACCCGTCGAGATTGATAACTGGAACGACAGGAAACACATCGACGATCCACGCCAAGCTGAAGCGGTCGATATGATCCTCGCACATTCGCTGACAAATCAAGACTTGTCTACCGAGATCGAGAGCATCGCTCCTCACATCGCGTCACTACGTCGGCTGACAGGTGTGGCCAAGGCAGCGCCCATCGCCACACAGATAGCGGGTGAGTTGGCGGATGATGCCTACGACAAGATAGTAATCTTCGCCTACCACACCGACGCGATCCAGACGCTTTACGATAGGCTGAAGGACTTCAACCCAGTCGTTGTCGCAGGCGGTATGCCGACAGCCGACCGTCAGGCGGCGATTGATAACTTCCAAACCGATCCGAAGGTGCGCGTATTCATCGGCCAGATTACGGCCTGCTCAACCGCCATTACCTTAACGGCTGCAAATCAGGTGGCGTTTGTGGAGATGGATTGGGTTCCGGCGGTGAACGCGCAAGCGGCTAAGCGTTGCCACCGCATCGGCCAGACAAAGCCCGTAATCGTGCGGACGTTTGGCCTTGTCAATTCTGTCGATGAGATTGTGGCTAAGACCCTAGCCAAGAAAGCCCAGATGATTTCTGAGGCTTTAGATTGATAGGGGCGGCTTTAACGTACCAAAGTAAGCGTCCGG